TTCAGTGTGCCGTCGCGCGCATGCCCGAGGTTGGCCACCGTCGATTGCGGCAGCACGAACGAGGTTGTGCGTCCGTCATTCCAAATCCGCGTGAAAAACGCGTACCAGCCTCGGCCAAGCTGCCCGTTCGCTTCCATCAGCGGTTCGTCGGGACGCGGCAAGCTCATGGCATGTATCCGTCATCAACGAGACGGAGATTGCCGCGCATGTTGGCGTTGCGAGTATTTACGTTCGCGGAATTGTACAGATTGCCGACATCACCCGCGCGAAGCCCACCATTCTCGGCTTCAAGCTTTGCGACTTTGGCCTTAAGGCTATTCAGGTACATCGAGTTTGCGGGAGTTTCCCCAATAGGTTGGCCGTGCCAGAAATTGCCCGCCACTGTTGGCGCGCTTTGCGGCTGCCGTTCCATGAAATAGGCAATGCCGAGATCGCGATTGGCCGCGTTCGGCAACATCGCACCAGCCGCGCGACCCGCGCCGTATCCTGCCACCCCCATGCCGCCCCAGAGCGCCGCGCGCAACGCAGCCTCGCTCATGTTCCCGTGATGCAACTGCCCGCCGATGTCGCTTGCAGCATCGAGAACGCCGACAGGTGGCAGCCAGGTCGCAGCGTTCGATACCTTCGACGCCAACGCATTCACATGCTGCTCGGGCACCCCCGCGGCGCGGTACGCGTCCATGAGCATGAACGGCAGGTTGTCCGAGAGGTAGCGCGGTTGATACGGCTGCATCAGCGCATTGGTTGTTGGCTGGCCCGGTTGATAGGCCGGGATCACCGAAACGTCGGTTAGCCGTCCCCAATAGGGGTTATTTGCATCGCTCATGGGGGCAACACCGTATATTCGACAGAGGCACCCATCAGCCCACGCGCAACCTTGGCTGAGGCTGAGAACTCAAACGTAAAGCCATTGACCGGCGCGGTGCCGATTAATGGCCACATTACGCGTTGGATGTCCTGGCCTTGTGCGCCAATGCTGCGGCGACGTTCCGTGCTCCACTCCTTGCCGTTGATGGAGTAGCGCATCGAGACCGTCGGGCTGATGTCCTGGGCGTTGCCTTGACCTGATCCTACGCCCGGCACCACGTCGAGATAGACCGCGTTGATCTCGATCCGGTTGGGCGCCGCGTGCACGGGAGGCGTCCGCACCGTCACGATGAGCGGGTCACCGTCGTCGTCGTAATAGTTCGAGGATTGCGTGTAGAGAACCGGAGACGTGGCGTCGCCGGCGATAAGCTGCGATCCAAGCTGGGCATATTGCGACACCCGTGAGCGTCCGAGCGCATGGCTCCCATCGTGCCACTGCTGCGTCTTCAGATCATAAATCAGCGTCCAGTTGGTGCCGCTCCATTCGATGAACGTGCGACCAAACTCGTTTCGAACCGTACCCGTTATCGTCGATGGGTTTGCTTCCGCCGCCATCACCCGATTGACGTAGGGATTGCCGATCTCAGACGGCACATCGCCGTTCATGACCCGCACGCCGGCAAAGCCGTTTGCCGTTGCGGCGAGAAAAAACACCGTGTCGAGCGTGTCGATCACACCGCCCGCGCAATAAGCACCCACCGACATCGCGGATCGAAACGACACCGGAGCATCGCCAGATCCATCGTTGAGATACCAGACCTCAATCGAGCGGTTGCCAAACAGCAGCAGATCGCGACCGCGCGCTTTGCCGATCAGCAGGGGGTCTGGATTTGTGCGGGCGTAGGCGAACGCGAGGGCATCGACGTTCGTCGCATCGTCAAGGTTGCCCCACATGAACTTGCCCGACGGCAGCGACGACGTGAACATCATGTAGCCGCCGAGAAAACAAATGCTGTTCGGCGACGACAGGTCTGGGTCGTTAATCTGCGTCATCACGTTGTTGTCGATGACGAAGTAAAGCCCGTCACGCACGATGCCAATTTGAGGCCCCGCGGTGCGCGTGTTCCGCGCCATCGTTACAAGACCATCGCTCGGAATGCCGCCGAGGATCGTAGCCACGCCGCTCTGATCCACCTTCGACATCACGCGGCCGGCGACCACATAGAGCGTGTCATCGGTTGCCAACATGCGCTGCACGCCACCCGTGCCGCCAAGGCTTGAGAAATGCAGCCGCCCGCTGTCAGCGTAGATCGGCCACTGCACGCGGCCTTCTCGCCCCGCTTCTTCGACGTGGCAATTGATGAGCTGCGCCACGCCTGCATGAGGGTAGCGGCCGACGTTCGATTGTGAGCCAAGGTCGATTGGCTTGAGCTTCATGCTTGCAGGATGCCGGTGTAGCGACGGGACGGCACACGGCGGATGGCGGAATCAATAACCGCATCATCGACCTTGAGGAAAGCACCCAAGATATTGCCAAAGAAGTCATCGGCCGATTTCTGCAAGACAGGGTGAGGGTCCTTCCCGTAGGTCGCGCACAAGTCCAGGGCCACCATGTCGATGAAGCCAAGGTCAAATCGAACGGACTTAATCCCCTTCTGCCAAGCTTTCCCATCGAAGATCAGGTAGTCGTTGAGCACCCATCCGGTCAGGCCGTCGAGAATCGTGTTGCCCGCTGTCGCAACGCGGTAAACATAACCCTCCGTTCCGACACCGCTGGTCAAGGTTGGGTTATTTGCTGTCGCGTCCCATGTGCCGATGTAGGTCGCAAGGTTGAGCGTCGAGCCCTTCAAATTCTCCGGCGGAATGAACAAAAAGAACTCTTGAGCCAGCGTCAGGGGAGCTCGATCGACATCGAGCAAAGCGACGCCGTTTGCCAGCATCTGCACAAGGTTTCGATTGAAGGCATCGAGCGCAAGGGCAACATCTTCCGCAGCGGCGTCACCCGTGGCCCCGACCACGCGGATGCGCTTGAGCGCGTCAATGCAGAGCTTTCGAACCGTCGCCATCTCGATCCCCTAAGAAGGAGAGGCCGCGATTGACCTCTCCCGTCCGCTGTCACGCCTGTTACGTGCCGCTCAATCGGACCACGAGGCGAGGATCGATCAATCGGCGCCCATACAGCAGATCAAGGCGCCATTTGCTGATGTCGTTGGTGCCGTCGTAGATCGGGATCACCCGAACCGAGAGGCCCTTATACGACTGGCGAGACGCGCCATAGGCCGCCTGCGGCATCTCCATTGGCACGCAAGCCAGCGCCATCGAATTCTTGTGGAACACGATGTTGTTGCGGTAAGTGGTGCCGGCAGACCCCACCATTGTAATCGCGGCCGAGTTCGCAGGCGCTGCGTTGACCGTCTGATGCGGACCCGAGATGATGATCGGCGGCGAAATCGTCGCCGTCAGGTTGCCCGAGGCATCCGACGAAGCCGCAGCCGTGACGACGAACTGCTGCAACACGCCCGTCGAGATCTTGGTCTTCGGGTTGACCATGAACACGTTGGCAATCGTGAACACGTCACCCTGATTCAAACGGGCGGCCGCCGAAGCCGTCCAGCCGTTTGTGATCAGCGATTGCGTCCACGTCGTTTTCGCCGTGTCGTAAGTCACGTTCTGGTTGGCGCCGTTGACAGCAGGCGTGCCGCCGAGAGGCCCGACCGTGTGCGTCGGCACCACCTGCGACATGCGGGTTTTGATGCCGCCCAGCATGCCAAGCTCGCCGGCGCGATAAGCACCCTTGGCCACGTCCTGAATGTAGAGGGCCGACTGAGCGCCAACCAGGCCCCAGAAGTCCGTTGGTGCCAAGGCTGCAGCGCGTCCCTCTTGTGGCACAGCCGCAAGGTCGAGACGTTCCGGCGCCTTCGCGAAGCCCGCAAACGTGGTGATCGTGTTGCCCGGTGTTCCGACCCAATGATAGGCGTTGTTTTTCATCACGGTCAGAACGTCGTTGGCCATGTAGTTGATGATCGACGACATGGCCGGCTTGATCACCCGCTCGGAAAGCTGACCGATCTGCAGGGTCAGTTCCTGCGACGTAAACTGGAAGTCTACGCCGATCTGCTGGTCGATCGTGAGCGTCGTATTGCCTTCGATCACATCCTGCACGCTCAGCGTGGCGCCCGATCGCACCGTAAAGTCGGCCGGACGGCGGATGGTGACAGTCGCACCAATCTTGTAGCCGTTGACCGTGTTGTTGAACTCCTCTTCGGGAGCCCGATGCAAATCCTGAAGGACACCGAGTTCGTTCTCGAGGATGACCAACGCCTCTTTGGCGATGATCGAAGCTGTAAGCGTCGTATTAGCCATTTAGGTGAGCCTTGTGATTAGGCCCCTCGCCGTAGCTGCGCATTTCTCCATTCCGAATATTCGGCCATAGTCATATTGGCCGGGTCTTTTGCGGATGGCGCCGCCGAAGCGGCAGCGACTTGCGGCACGGGAGGAGGTGCTGCTGAGGTACGACGCACGGGAACCGAGACTTTAGCCTCGATGCGTGCGATCTCGCGGCCCTGCAGATGCGGCGGCAGACTGTAGATTTGCTGAGCTTCGACGGGGTTCTTTCCGAGGTAATAAGCGATCTCTGCGGCTCGATCGCTTTCCGCGATGATGTCCGCAGCGGCCTCGCTAATCGGCGTGTTGGGGAACACCTGATCGAAATCAGGCATCCGGTCCCGCGCCGCTTCGACCTTCGCGTGGAAGGCTGCGACCCGTGCCTGTTGGGCTCGAAGCGCGGCCTGCTGAGCGGAGGCGATCTTTTCCTCGGCTGAATGTTCCTTCACCACTTGCCGAAGACGCGCCGCTTCCTGTTGCTCGTAAGGTAACTGTTCAACGGGCGTCTCTCTCAGCTTGCGCAGTTCTTCCTGCGCTTGTCGGGCGATTTGGAATGCAAACTCGCGATCGGCTTCCGCCGTCTTGAGCCTGGCATAAATCTGCCCGATACGCTCACTTGCGGTCTGCTTTGGCTTCTTTTGAGCCTCGCCCTCGTCACTCCCCTCGGGCTTCGGGGGGTCAGCACTTTCGGCCTTGGTAGGCTCGGGCGCCGGTGTTTCCGGCGGGGACGCTGGAACAGGGGGTTGCTCTGACGCCACGGGTACTTGCGACGCCGCTTCCGGCATCGGGATGTTAACTTCGTCCATGTGAGTGTCCCTTTAAGCGGGCAGACTTTCGCCTTGCGGCGGGAGGCCGGATGCTGTGGGCATCGCGGGTTCGGCTGACTCGTCGTCGGATTCGGGCGGCTGCATCAGCTCGCGGCGTTTGCCGACGACGTTCAATCGGGCCAGTTCGGCGCGGTGCTCGGCTTCGTCGGCACCGGCTGCAACTTTGCGCGCGTCCGCATGCGCGTTGTGCGCAGCGTAGGGCTCAATCTCAGGCTGGATCACTTCAGGCGGCGCGCTTTGCTGCAGCGTGGCCGCCTCCATCTGCGTCTTGATTGCCTGCGCTTCTTTCAGCGCGGCGTCGGCGGCTTTCAAGCGCAATTCGACCTGCGCCATTGGATTGTCTGAGGGGTCGGGCGGCTTTGGCGCGTTCGGATCGTCGGGGTCCGCAAGCACCTGAGGCGGAATGGTGTTCTTCAAGCGCTTGGCGATAATGTCGGCATCCGGGAAGTCGAGAGCCTTAGCCACCAGATCGCCAAGGATCGGCGCTGCGTTCGGAATCGTCTTCATAAATTCGAGCATCGCGTCGGCCGTCTCCATCCGCTTGGTGGAGTAGCCCTTGCCGATGGTGACGCGAACGTCAAAAGCGCCCTGGCTTAGATCGTTGATCATCATGGGCCTGCCGTCGATCGACATGACCTGCTTATTGATGGTGACGGGCTCTTCCTTGCCGTCGTCGCCCATCAGACGCACAACGCGCTCGTTGTCGTAAATCTTCGGGATCAGATCGATCAGGATGCGGCCGCAGTGCTCAAGGCTGCGCTGCAGGTTGTCGACAAAATGGTAGTTCGAAACGTCAGATTCTGCCTGGCGCCGCTGAATGGCAATGCCAGAAGTTTCGTTGCTTTGCCGGCCAAGAGCCGAGTCATAAATGCCCGTCGTCCCCTTCATGTCGTCGGAGGCAACTTGCGCCTCCTGCATGAGCGCCGCGGGAACCTCGGGCGGGTGCTCGCGCTTTGGCTGTCCGCCCGGCGCTGCGGGGTCCGGCTCATAAATCAAATAGGGCCGGTTCTTCGTGTGCAGCGTGTCCCACATGCCTTTCCACGGGCCGATCTGCTTGGCCGTGGCGATGTAGGGCGCCTTCGGAGCGAGGGCGATCGCTTCCGCTGTGGCTGTGCGGTAGTAGTTATAAAGCTGCTGCGCATCGCGCGCGAAGCGGATCACAGAGTAGCGATAGCGCTTGTTCTCGAGCGGGAACTCGCCGCCGATCACGGGAATGATCGGAATAAACTTTCCCGGCCACTCAAATGGGCCTTCGAGGATGTCGGCGCCTGACACCAGCGCCATCTTGATCTTGTAGCCCTGGCACTCGCGCGTGCGAATGACGCCCATCATGCGAAACATCGCTGGCTGCACATCGGTGAGGTCAACGGTCTCGCCGTCAGCGAGCAGGCCAAGAATGCGCTTGGTCGGCTCCTTCCACCAGTATTCGCAGATGCGGATGGCGTCTTCCGAGGCCCAAAAGAACGGCGTCACGGCATCGTTCTTTGGCGCGTCCATGCTGACTTGGGACGCTTTCGGATAGCGCTTTGCGAAAGACTTCCGCGGCAACATATCGGTGACGGCAATCCACATCGCGTCTGACCGATCGGGCTCAATTCCAGCCGGATCGCAGTAGACGCTCAGCGGCGACTGGATGCCCTTGAGAATGATCTCTTGGTCGAACGCCATATCATCGGCATAGCGGGTCGTTACCCGGAACCAGCCGATGCCACCGCCAGCTTGATGCTCGGCGGCTGTCGCGAACACGTGCTGCGCGCTTGAGCGGTACTGAATTTGCCGAATCAGGCCGTTGTAAATCTTGGCAATCGCCGTGTCGCTGTCCTCCTCGGCAGCAACCTTGATGGCCAAATCGGCTTGGCGGATGTCGTTCGTGATCTGGCGCACGAACTGCGGCAGGCGATTGATCGTGAGCATCGGCCGCTTGGCTTCTTCACGCTCGCGGCGCACGCTGTCGGGCCATTGGTTGCCGGCCAAGAAGTTCAAATCAACCGCGGTCTCTTCGCGATTGTCGCGATCCGCAGCCCAGCTATCTTGGATCGCCTCGCGAACTTGCGTAACAAACTGGGACGCCTCTTCCGAGGACATCTTGGTTTGCGGCGCGTCGATGCGGGGATCTCCGACCACTTCGGTCCGAGCGGAAGCGTTAGCCAAGGTCTGAGCTATCCAATCGCGTTGCAAGCCAAGCGCGGTGTTCCGGCTTGGCTGCGTTCAGGATTGACGCGAACTTTGTTTGGTAGCGGCGGCAGGTATCTTCGGTGCCAATGTGTCCGCCAGTGGCCCAGCGGATGGCCCAATGGCCGGACGGCAAGCGATATGCGGTGTGCAGCGTCTGTGTTCCGTGCTCAACCACCGAGCCAGCTCCCCGCGCCCTCAGCCGCAGAAGTGCCCCACGAATCCGACCACGTTGGTTTGACGGTCGCGAACCGCCGCATCATCAGCGCGTAGCGCGTCGCTGAGATCAGGTCGTCGCGTTCTTTCACAACGAGCCCGTCAACGCGATGATAGAGCCGGAACTCTTCGAACCAGTCATTCAGGCCGGCAAACACCTTGAACCGCCCCGTCTGCATGCGTTCCAACATCTCGAGCAACCCGGCCTCGACGCCGTTGCCGCCTTTCTCGTGCGTGGCCTTCTCGGGCAACATGTTGAGCTCGTGCTGGCGGTATTGGTCGGCAAGCTGCTCGCCCGAGCCCTTGTCGCGGATCAGCCCGTCGTGCGGCCATGCAATCGGAATCCATTTGCCCCAGGCGCGCACTGCTACGGCGTGCATTGGAGGGGTTTCCCCTTTGCGCCGATACGTGTGCGTT